TTCAATTTTATTTAAAAGTTCATCATTTGTTTCTTGCAATAAATGGGTATAAGTTTTTAATGTTTGATTAATTGTGGAATGCCCTAATCTTTTAGATACTGCCACAATATTTACACCATTATTGATTAAGATTGTGGCATGTGAATGCCTTAAATCATGTATCCGTATCTTCTTAACACCACTTTCTTTTATTGCTTTATTGAAATACCTATCAATTTGAGTAGGGGTAAGAGGGGATGTACCACCAAAAATGAATGGATTAGCCTTTTCTACAAATGGTTTTAAATATGTGGCTAATTTATCATCTATTTTAATCTTGCGCTTAGAACTATCGTTTTTGGGGCTTTTAAAGCCATTCTGTACATATCTCATAGACTTGTTGATAGTTACTATATTTCCTTGGATATCTTCTTTACATAACGCTATAGCTTCACCACGTCTACAACCAGTCCAGAACAAGAAAGTATAGAATGCTTTATATTCTTCTAAGTAAACTTTATCAATAAACTTATTGAATTCTTCAATAGTCCATACGTTCATCTCTTGTTTGTCCTTTTCCACTAACTTGTAAGAGTTAAGGATAACTGAATTGTCAGGAATGTTATAAATCTTGCAAGCAAATGCACATACAGATTTAATATATTGAATACCACGATTCATTGTTCTGGTAGCTAATCCTTTTTCCTTTAGGTTATTTCTCCACATGAGTAAATCATTCCTGGTGATCTTATCCATTGGTAAATCCATAAATTCATTAAAGTGTTTTTCCAACCAATGTATTTTCATGTATCGTGTTGTTTCAGTTGCATCCGTGCTATTCAAATGTAGTTGTAACATTTCTCTAAAAGTAACAGTGGTATGTACTACTTCTTTTGGCTTATTTTCACTTTCCCATAACAAGCCTTGTTTCTTAGTTTCAAAACCACGTTTTAAAACCGTTTTGAATTTTCCTGTAATAGTATCTTTAATTTTGTAAGATACATACCACGTATTACGTTTATTATCTTTATAAACTGCCATAATAATCTCCTTTTGTGGTATAATGTAAATGGCTTTTCACATTGAAAAGTTATTCATGTTTTCCACCATATACTCCTTTCGTAAAGGCAACCTGGTATATGGTGGTTTTAATTTGAAACTTTTGTGAAAAAATACTGTCAAGACTGTAAATCAATTTTTTTAAGTGATATAACATATTCACCTAGCTAGAGTTGTTTAATAAATTCATCTAGATCAATATCTAATACAGTGCAATATTTAATTAAATCGGATGCAAGCATAGCGTTTTTTCCTTGTTCCCATTTTGAAATAGTTGTATGGTCTTTACCCATGATTTTACCTACTTCACGCAAGGTATAGCCTTTTTCTTCACGTGCATCTTTTAGCAATTCTCCAATACGTTTATTATAGTTTTTCATACCATATGCCTCCATATGTGTTGTACTTATATTATTGACTAAAAATCAACAAAAAGCAAAAAAAATAAAAAAAAGTTATTGACAATATATTCAACCAAGGATTATATTTTAGGCATGGGGCTACACAATCCCCAAAAGAAAGGAGAGGAAATGGAACAAAACATGAACGATGTTAAGTTAAATGTGCTAGCACTAGCAGCGTTGAAGAAAGAATCAATCAAAGAATTAGCAGAACGATGCAATATTGATTATAGCCACCTTAGATTGGTATCATGCGGTAGTGCTAAAATGACAGCCGATGATTTGCTTAAATTGGCAAAGGGCACGGGCATTTCACCATTCAATATTGATATTACTTAAATTTTTTTATCAATTAAGTGGATGGAAAATCCCCAAAAAGGAAGGAGATAATGAGAAAGAAAAGAACAAGAAAAGAAATCATTGGATTACAGTACTTATCCACAATGGATATTGCAAGGCTATTACAGATTGGTTATCCACGTGCAAAGAAGATATACAATGTAGCGTTTGAAAAAGATAAAGAAGAATTGAAAAAGTATATCTTATTTGAAAACAAAGTGAGATTAAAGACTGTACTAGATGTAACGGGAATGAATTATAACTTGTTACTAAAACAAATTAATGAAAGTGAGAAATTGAATGGCTAGTTTGTATGAATTAACGGATGCTTATAGAAACATTCAAGACATGATTGAAAACGGGGATGAAAACCTTGAAGCAATTCTTACCACTATCAACGATGAAATAGAAACGAAAGCCGAAAATTATGCCAAGGTTATGGCAAATATGGAAAGCGATATTGATGCGATTGATAAAGAAATTGAAAGACTTCAAAACCGTAAAACAACTATCAAGAATGGTATAGCACGGATGAAAGAAACGTTATATCAAAATATGAAGCAAATTGGTAAAGAGAAATTCAAAACTGAATTATTCTCATTCACAATTGCTAAGAATGGTGGAAAACAACCAATAGCAATTCAAGAAGATCAAGTACCACAAGAATATAAAGTTGCTACATATAGCACAAATAAAGACTTAATACGTGAAGTATTAGAACGTGGCATTGAATTACCATTTGCAAAGTTTGAAGAACGTGGAGAAACGCTAAGAATTAGATAGGAGAAAAAACATGAAGATTACAAAAGGAAAAATACCCTCTGCTATTAAATGTGTGATTTATGGCAGTGAGGGTATCGGGAAATCAACATTTGCAAGTAAATTTCCAAGCCCATTATACATTGATACAGAAGGAAGTACAAAACAGTTAGATGTAAATAGGTTGCCTAATCCAGAAACTTGGAGTGAATTACTTGAAGAAGTTCAATATGTAATTGCTAATCCAGATGTTTGTAAAACACTTGTAATTGATACTGCTGATTGGGCAGAAAAGTTATGCATTCAATATACATGCGCAAGATTAAACGTTAAGAACCTAGAAGATGTTGGTTTTGGTAAGGGTTATGTATATTTAGAACAAGATTTTAAATCATTACTAACATTGTTAGATGAAGTAATTGCAAAAGGAATTAATGTAGTGATTACAGCACATGCTATTATACGTACCTTTTCACAACCAGGTGGATTAGATACATATGATAGATATGAATTGAAACTACAAAAGAAAACAACACCATTACTTAAAGAATGGAGTGATCTACTCTTATTTGCAAATTACAAAACAAGAGTGATTAAAGATTCTAAAACTGGTAAGGCAATTGGGACAGGTGGAGATAGAGTTATGTATACTTCACATACTCCATCATGGGATGCTAAAAACCGTTATGACTTACCAGAAGAATTACCATTTGAATTTGAAAGTATTAAACATTTGTTTGGTGAAGTAAAACCACAAGAAGAAAAGCCACAAGAAAAGAAATTGGATTTATACGAAAAGAATGAAGGCATTGTGGAAAGTACACCAGAAGATGTAAAAGGCTTACCATTATTACTTCAAAATATGAAGGCTTATTCAGTACAAGATAAAGAGGTACTTCAATGGGCAAATGATAATGGAATTAAAGCTGAAAAACTAGATGACTTTGAACAAGATTTCATTGATTACATGAATCAAAACTTTGGAAAATTATATTCAAAAATTGTCGATATGAGAGACCCATTAGGGCTTACTTTAGGAGGTAAATAAAAATGACAATGACAAACAACAATCAACCATTTGATTTCAATTCAACAATTGATATTCCAGATCAAGAATTTATTACATTAGAACCAGGAACATATGAGTTTACAGTTGAAAAAACTGAATTTGGATACCACCAACCATCCCCACAAAGTAACGGTAAAATGCCTGCCAATACACCAAAAGTAACTGTATATATCGGTATTGAAACCCCACAAGGAAAAGCAGTAGTTAGAGACACATTCTTCATGTATCCAACAATGAAATGGAGAATTGGAGCATTCTTTAAATCAATTGGATTATTACCAGAAGATGCAAAAGAACTTTCCATGAATTGGGATAAGGTTATTGGCAAACAAGGATATTGTGTTACTAAAAACGTTCCTGGTAGAAATGAAGGAACTGAATTTACAAATATTGATAAGTACTTAAAGCCAAGCCAAGTACAAAAAGCACCTACTTCTAGTTACAACGGAATGCTTTAATGCTTAGACCGTATCAACAAGAATCAATAAACGCAATTAATCATGAATGGAGTATTGGTAGAAATAAAACGCTATTAGTATTACCAACTGGAACGGGTAAAACCGTGGTGTTCTCCGAGATAGCAAAACAAACAAGTGATAGACATGAAAGAACAATGGTGTTAGCACATCGTGGAGAACTGTTAGAACAAGCACAAGATAAGATAAAACTATTTACTGGATTGGATAGTGCATTAGAAAAAGCCGATTCATACGCATTAGAAAGCAATGAATTAGTAACAGTTGCAAGTATGCAAACATTACTTAATGAAAAGCGATTGGATCAATTTCCTAGTGATTACTTCAAAACAATTATTGTGGATGAAGCACATCATGTATTATCGGATGGCTACCAAAGAATACTTAATCATTTCCAAAATGTAAATGTATTAGGTTGTACAGCCACAAGCGATAGAGGAGACAGGAAAAATCTTGGACAATACTTTGATTCATTAGCTTATGAATACACATTGCCACAAGCAATTAAAGATGGATGGTTAGTGAAATTAAAAGCAATGACAATTCCATTAAAGATTGACATTAACAATGTGAAAGTAAGCCAAGGTGATTTCCAAGTAAGCGATATTGGACATGCACTAGAACCATACCTAGAACAAATAGCAGATGAAATGGTAAGCATATGCAAGGATAAACATACAGTTGTATTTTTGCCACTTATCGAGACATCAAAAAAGTTCTGCCACCTATTAAACGTGCGAGGTTTAAAGGTAGCAGAAGTGAATGGACAATCTCCAGATAGGAACGAGATATTAAACGATTTTGCGAATGGTAAATATCAAGTTCTATGTAACTCAATGCTTTTAACTGAGGGTTGGGATTGCCCTATTACTGATTGTATCGTAATTCTCCGACCAACGAAAGTAAGAAGTCTTTACTGCCAGATGGTTGGAAGAGGAACTAGGTTACATGAAGGTAAAGAGGATTGTCTTATCTTAGACTTCTTATGGCAAACACAAAGGCATGATTTATGCCGACCCGCTGTATTAATTGCTAAAGAAGATGCAGTAAGTAAAAAGATTACTGAGAAACTAGAAAATGGTGAAGAACAAGACTTAATAGAACTAGAAGAAATTAGTATCCGTGATGTATTGCAAGAGCGTGAAAATAAGTTAGCAGAAGAATTAAGGAAACAAAGAAATAAGAAACGTGGATTAGTTGATCCACTCCAATATGCCTACTCAATAATGGATGAAGATTTAACATCCTATGAACCTACATTTGGTTTTGAAACTAAACCTGTTACCGAAAAGCAATTGAAGGTATTACAAGACTTTGGAATTAATGCAGATGCAGTTAAAACCTTGGGTCATGCATCTATGTTGATTGACAAAGTAATGTTAAGAAACAAACAAGGCTTAAGTACTGCTAAACAAATTAGGAAATTAGAAAGTTATGGATTCCAACATGTAGGAAATTGGAGTAAGGAACAAGCATCTAAAATGATGGCTAGAATTGCTGCCAATCATTGGATGTTACCACATGGAATCAATCCATACGATTATAGACCATGATTCAACAAACAAATATGTTTGAACTTATTTCACCAAAATTCATCATTGATAAACCAATAAGACTTATTGAATTATTTGCTGGTGTTGGTAGTCAAGCAATGGCATTAAGAAATCTTGGATGTGATTTTGAACACTGGAAAGCAATTGAATTTGATAAGCACGCAATGAAAAGTTATAACGCAATACACGGTACAAATTTTGAAACAAGTGATATTAGAAACATTCATGCAAATGATCTTGAAATAAGAGAGAGAGAGAGATACTGCTACATACTTACATACTCCTTTCCTTGTCAGGATTTATCACTAGCTGGAAAACTACAAGGGATGGAAAAAGGTAGTGGTACACGTAGTGGATTATTGTGGGAAGTAGAAAGAATACTTGATGAATGCAATGGAAATTTACCACAATGCTTACTCATGGAGAACGTCCCCCAAGTAATTGGGAAGAAGAATATAAAAGACTTTCAGTTATGGCGAAAAAAACTAGAAGAATTAGGATATTCAAATTTCGTAGAGTTACTAAACGCAAAAGATTACGGGATACCACAAAACAGAAATAGATGTTTCATGGTTAGTATTCTTGGAAATTATAGCTATACATTTCCAAAGAAAAGGAAATTAACTTTGAGACTAAAAGATTTGTTAGAAAGCAATGTGGATGAAAAGTATTATCTCTCAGATCAATTATTAAACTTCTTTATTTACAACTCTAAAAAGCAAGAAGAAAAAGGCAATGGGTTTCGATTTGAGACTGTAGAAAACCGAGATTATGCAAAGACTGTAACAACTCATGGGGGGGGCAGAATGGACGACAATTACATTAAAGACCCCTCAATCAAAAAAGAAAAAAATAAATAAGGGGGGGGGAATGCATCCCTATAAAAACAGCCAATAAAAAAGGTTACATAAATGCATATGTAGGAGATGGTATAGACATATCCAGTAGGATGCAATGGCATCGTGGAACTGTACAACCACAAAGCAGTCTCACATTAGATACTCAATGCATGATTGGAGTAGTGGTTAAAGATGAAAGTAAATAGATTATATGGAATCTTTGATAAAGGTAGCGATAAACACCAAGCTGGAAGTGTTTATGACAAGGAATTATTAGCACCTTGTCTAGACACCATGGAGGGGGGGTATAGGCAACCGATGATTGAAGAAAACAGCAAATTAAGAATTAGGAAATTGACACCTAGAGAATGTGCAAGATTAATGGCATTCAGTGATAAAGATTTTGAAGCGATGGCAAGTGTAAACAGTGATTCACAAATTTATAAGCAATGTGGAAATTCAATTGTAGTGAATGTATTAATGGCAATATTTGAAGAAATGTTACCACATGAAGAAAAGGATGAAAGCATTACCGATAGTGAAGATATTGTGGAAAAGCCTGTTCTATGGGGGGGATTGGAGAGATGAAAAGTAACAACGGAAAACAATACTACCAACAAAACAGGATATATGATGCCGATGCCATAGCATTATGCCAGAGTGCACATGAAGGTTTCAATCCATATTACAAAATCGAGGGAAAATGCAAGGAATAAAACTTATACATGGTGATTGCTATGAAGAAGTAAAGAAGATTCCTGATAAATCAATTGATTTAATCTATATTGATATTCCTTACTTATTTGAAAATGGTGGCGCAAGTGATACACCACTATCACAAAGAATTAAAAAGTTAAGAAATACAGAACTTGAAAATATAAGTAATGGAATTGATTATTCAATCTTAGATGAATTAAGAAGAACCCAAGAACATATATATATATATATATGGTGTAGTAAGGAACAATTATTTCCACTCATGAAGTATTACATTTCTAAAGGTTGCAGAATAAATTTACTTGTTTGGTGTAAAACAAATCCAACTCCCGCAACTAACAATTCATGGTTACCAGATATTGAATATTGTTTAGTTTTTAAAGAAGAAGGAACACCAAGATATAACGATGGTTATGATCTTAAAAGTAAGTGGTACATTTCTCCGATAAACAAAACAGATAAAGATATATGGCATCATCCAACAATAAAACCATTAGAGCTTGTAGAAAGGCATATTAAGCATTCCACAAATGAAGGTGATGTTGTTCTGGATTGCTTTATGGGAAGTGGTACAACGGGTGTAGCTTGTAGAAATCTCAATCGTAAATTCATAGGAATTGAAATTGATGAAGAATACTTCAACATAGCAAAAAAACGAATAGAAACACAAACACAAAACATTAGCTTATTTGATTAAAAAGGAGATAAATAAACATGAGTAAACTATTAAATGGATTTAGAGTAACTATCGGTAAAGGTAGAGAATACATGCTAATCGAAAACGTGGACAAGACAGGTAGTATCACGATTATTGAAAGCAATGGTAACAGATATGATTTGACAGAAAATCAATTCATTATGTTTGCCGATAGATTGAAAAGTGAAGCAGATAAATTAAGAGAAAAAATTAAAAAAGAAGAACCAAAAACAAAAATTAGTTTTGATGTAGAACCACCAAAAGAAGAAACAAAACCAAAGAAAGCAGCTAAGAAAGGCAAAGGCAAATAATCATGTTAGATGCATTATTAGTCATTACCAAAATAGCGTGTGATTTGTTTTGTTGGGGTGTACTCATTTGGGTTGCACGTGGATTAGGAGGCTACCAAGATTAATTGGTTTAGTGGGTATTCCAATTAATCTTGGGATACCCACTTTCATTAGGAGAAAACATGAAGAACAAAAATAAATATGATCTTAGGAAATTGGAATTTAAAACATACGTAACACCTAACGGGAAAAGAAAATATCACATAGACATATTCCTGGATGGTGAATTAATAACAAGTTTATTTACAAATGATAATTCAAAGAAAGCAATACCAGATTGGCTAGAGGATGAATATGTTAGGACAAGATAAAAACATAGCGCAAGAACCATTTACATTTGAACAATATGATGAAGATATTGAAGCTAATGTAATTGGATATGCATGCCCCAATTGCCACTTTGCATTATATACAGACACCAATTTAGACAGTTATGAAGATCGTAGGGGTGAACCATATTGTTGTAATTGTGGGCAGAAACTAGATTGGGGATTCAGTAGAATTACAAAATTAAAAGCAAAATTATGGAGTAAATATTATGGATGATAATACAGCAATTAGCGAAAACATAAAGCTAATGATGGCTTATGAAGGGTTAAATACAATAATCGAAAATATTGAATCCGATGAAACAATAGGCAAATATTCATTGTTACGTAACTTATACATATTACAAGATAAATACCAAAACCAGATAATCAAAAAAATGCAAAAGCAGAATCGAAAAACACTTAATTCTTTAGAAGATATTAAATGGAGATTTGAAGAAAAAGAATTAGTAAAAGTGGCAAATGAAAACAAGCAAATAAAAGTTAAAGATAAATTTAATGAAGATGATGAACAGTGTAGAAATTGTAAGTATATTTGTTGGTGCTTTACTTGTTCAACTCATCATTGCAAGTTAGCAAAATATTTAGGCGGCGATGGTATATGCAAATATGAACCACGGGAGGATTGATAATGAAAGCAATAATAATAGTTGATATTCCTGATGATTTCAAAAAAACATATGCCGATATAACAATATATGAAGATGAACCACCGTATGGAGTAATTGAACGAATGGAATATTTAAAGCCAATACCAGAGTATAAAGATTTATACGAAGAAGAACCAACAATGATGTTTATAAAAGGATCGGTAGTAGATTCATTTGCATGTGGTTGGAATGCTTGTTTAGATAAAATACTAGGAGATGAACATGAGTAAATCAATATTAGTGATAGATACACCAAAGGAATGTGATGAATGCCCTTTGCACCATAGTGAAGAAGATATATGCCAAGCTACTTGGGAATATAACGGATTTTTGGCAGATATAAAAGAAATATGTCCGTTGAAACCCATGCCAACAACAAAACAAATAGAAAATTTAATATGCAAAAAAGGATATGGCTTTATGGAATTTGATGAATTACTTAATGAAATGCTTGGAGGTGAAGAATGAATTACTTATTTTTAATTACAGGCATCTTAATTGGTTTATTTATAGGATTAATTATTGGAATGCTTACTGTAGCTTGGGGAATTAGTAACGGTTATCTTAAAGACTATTACTACATACCATATAAGTTATGTGATAAAGATTTATATGCAATTAAAGATGGTAAACTTGAACGAAAATCATTACCCGAAAAAATACCACAAACATTAATAGAACAAGTTGAAAGCGATAACCTAATAACAAATGCATGTAGGTATAAAGGCTGGAACGATTGCATTGATGAAATATTAGGAGAAGAAGAATGAATATAGAGAAATATAAAAATACTGGATTTACACATAATGAAGAAGAATATTTTATTTTATTACTAAAAATATATTGGTTTTTAAAAGGTTTAAATACTTATAATAATGAATTTCCGATAGATCAATTAATTGAAATGATAGAGGAATTTATATGAGTGAAAAATTTGAAAATGGTGAATACTTCATTTATGTAAATGGAGATATAAACGGGAGATATGAATTAGGTAAAGTAAAAAGACCTAATAACGATGGCACTGGTTATTTCTGTTATTACCATGAGGGCAGCACATGTGCTAATACTCCAGTAGATAACATGCATAAGTTAGTAAATGCATATGTAATTAAAGAAGATAGCTTTGGAGCAGCGGATAAGGAAAACGAAAATGAAACTGATTGATAAAGAAATGTTTGGGGAATTATCAATGAACAATATACCTGCTATAGAAGATAACATAGACGAATATTCATGGTATACGGGATATGTAGAGTGCCTAAAAATAATTGATAAAACACCTACTATAGAAGCAATACCTATTGATTGGTTGTTAGATTATGGAAAAAAAAGAACTATCGATATAAGAGATATCTTAATAATTATTGATGATTGGAGAAAAGAAAATGACATTTGATGAA